CTCGTTAGCCTTTGTAAGGATATCATTAGTAAGCTTCTTATCAGCCTCTCTATTCTCGTAACGCTGTTGTTCCTGATTCTGAAGATTCTGGTTTACGTTACTGATTACAGTACCCCAATCAAGCGTTGGAGCTGCACCTATTTCTGATGGATTCTGATACTTATAGTAAGTAGCCATTAATTATATTGTTTATTATTTACCTAAAATCTGCTGAATTTGTTGCAATTGTGTAGGAGTTGCGCCTTGTAATAAAGAAGAGAAACTAGATTGTTGAGCCGCTGGTCTTGCAAATGAAGTTCCTCCTAGTAAACCCTGTATCTTATCTTCTGGAGTTGCTATTCCAGTGCCATACGTGTTAATAGCGCCTAATCCTTGAGTTATCATTCCTCCAACTCCTTGAAGTCCAGCCTGCTGCTGAGCTATCTTAGCTTTTTCTGCAGCCATAGCAGCAATCTGAGCACCCTGAGCCTCATCTGCAGCAATCTTAGATAAGTCATCTGCCTGCTGTGTAGCAGCTCCTGCCTTCATAACATCTAAGTTAAAAAGTCTGTCAGCCAGTGCCTCTCTTGTTTTTGCTTGTCCTTCAATAGTTGCCTCTTGAACTCCTTGAATACCACCAATTAATGATCGTTGATCCTGAGACAAAGCTTCTACAGCCTGCGCGTTAGCAGCTGTGCTCTCTCTAAACTGTCTATCATATGCTTCTGTAGGTACTCTAAGAGCCTCGTAAAAGTTTTGTTCTTGTAGTCTCTTTTGTTCAGCTAATGCTTGCGCAGCAGCTCTCTCTGCTGCTCTCTGTTTATCAGCAGCTTTTCCAGCCTCATCAAAAGCCATAATTGTAGAAATAGCTGTAAGTCCTAAACCTATGAAAGGCATAGCAGTAGCTAAACCAGATGCAGCACCAGCAGCACCAGACGCGGCACCAGCAGCACCAGATGCAGCACCAGCAGCAGATCCAACACCTGTAAGCCCACCCATAGCTGCTTGTACCCCTGGCATAATACTACTAGCTGTAATAGGACTTCTATATTGAGTTGTAGAACCTAAGAAAGGCGCTCCGTTTTGTTGTAGCTGTAATAGTTGCTGAATAAAATCTAAATCATTCATAATTCTATATATTTTACAAAGATAATAATTTTAAGGATAACTTTTAAATACATTTGATTTAACTGAAAACAATTCAACTCTGTCTTGTGAGCCGTTCTCTAATTCAAACTGCATATAGTATCCACGTGCACCATAAGATTCAGCCACACTGTTCTTTATGTACAGTATGTAATCTCCGTCATTCACTGGATTAGCTAATGGAGGTGTGTTATTTATTTCTATAGATGTCCTTGTAAATCCTGTAACAGCACCTATAAACTCTATAACTCCAGCATCATTTCTGTATGCTAAGTCACCAATACTTACGATTGTTCCAATATTAAACGTGAAGTTTAAGACGGTATCAGCAGTCCCTGGATCATCTACAGTGTCTACTGAACCTACACCCTGAGCAGATCGAAGTCTAAGATTATCGTCTCCAGAAAGGCTGCGGATATACGCAAACCAGTTACCCTCCTTCTCTACAAAGTAGCTTGAGTCTATCTCCCCAGTAGACAGATCTGTTATAACAGAGCAGCTCCAGGGGCTATTTCCATAGGTGGCAATAGTCTTGAAGTTCTTGATAGTCATCGGCTCTTTATTAAATACAGACGTTACCTTAGATGGCTCAAACGCATTTGGTGAAGGAACTATTGGAAAATCAACCCTATCCCACCAGTCCTGGTAGAATGTGTTCCTATTTACATTGGTGTTGTGCTTGTACAGCTCACCTCCCTTAAAGGAATAGAACGCTCCGTTCATACCAACCATCATCTCTGGGTGGTATGAAAAGAATGATGTCCATCCCTCTACGTTCTTATTATATGATAATGTTTTTTTCATTTTTTAACAAAGTTCATCAAGAGTAATTACAATTCCTCCAACGATACGATCAACAGTACCTTCTAGTGCACAAAATGCTATGAAATCATCTGCAGGTAAATCAATAGATCTAGGAATTCCTTCACAGTCAATATATCTACAACTTCCTGCCTCTCCTGTTGTATTAGTTTCCGCTATATATCTATAGCAAGTACCTATTGGAGGAACACACGACTCTAAAGTCTCTGTCATTGTTGAATCTACAGGAATGCCAGGGATAGTATAAAACATAGGGGTAGTGCCTGACTCCACACATATTTCAAAGGCACCAACAGAGTAGAAAGTTTCAACAATAAGTTCCCCGTTACATTCTGTATAACTAACAGAAAGACCATTCGATACATCAATTGGACCTGCGTCTATAACCCATACGTGGCATATACATTCAAGACAAATAACATCGTCCAATAAAACACCTAATAATAATTGTCTATATACACCAAGGTGAGAATAATATCCGTCAGCAGCTAATGTAGTCTGACTCTCGTCGGTCCATACTCCTGTAGCTGTAGTGAAATCTACTGAGTCTATATAAAATACGTCAGAAATCTCGCAATCGCAACAAGAAACGTAAGAATCAAATTCGTCGTAACATAAATTCAACGCAGTCATTGCTCTATAATCCCAAACTAAATATATGTAGCTATTTCCTACTAAACTTGCTGAGCTTATAGTTGCTTCGTATGTATTTGTTTCAGGAGATATAATGACAGGTTCTACATCGTTTAAGAGAGGAAGCAATTCACTTGGGTTATATAATGTGTTAGAAATTAAATACTTAAATTTATTTTTTTCTTCATTAAATATAAACGTATCTGTGCTTTGTTTGTTAGAGACTAATGTTATATAACTACCATCAGCAGGTATCATTCCTTCAGAAAGTCCTCCTGTTTGGCTATCGTACAGAGAAACTCCACTTTCAGATAAAACTACAAAGTCTGTACTGTAAGGACTTACAAAATCTAATAAACCCCAATAATATTTGTTATGTATGGTTTTATCTACATCTGCTGGAGAATTATAAACAACTCTATAAACAGTGATATAATCTAAAACTTCAACGCAGCTTGTATTTATAGAGTAAGATGAATTAGTAGAATTTATTGTTATACTCACATCTACAGGTAATACAGTTGTCTTCTCAAAAACAACCCTATAATCTCCAGCCTCATCAATGACATTTCCATATACTTCTATACCGTCATACTCCATTGTAACATTAATTTCTCCTTCAAATAAAGACAAGTTAACAGTTACGTCACCTATACTATCACCTAGGTTAACTACAAAGTCATAAACTCCGTTAACATTTTGTTGAGATATAGTAACACCACATCCCAAAATATTTGGTTCAGTTGGCATAGCTGTCTCAGTAAGGTGAAGCACATACTCATCCATATAAGGATCGTAACCACCTATCTTAAAGTAGTTCTGTGAGTTCTTGAACTCGTCTCTAAACCAGTACTTCATACCCATATCAGAGACAACACTAAGCGCATCGCTCTGAGCTGATCCTCCTCTTAGGTTTAACACTGAATTACGCTTGATATCTGTAAAGTAAACCTCACCGCCAAACACAGCAAAGCTCTCTGGGTTGTTACTTATTCCGTAGTCCTCAATCCTTGCGATCTGAGTACCCAGTACCTCTGGTATAGAAGCAATCTGTCCACCTCCTGCAGAGTCAGACAGTAAGTTCTTACCAGCTAAAATATATGACACCTTATCCTCCTGAAGAACTAAAACGTCTGTACGTCTCGCGTACAACCTGTTTATAGGTCCGAAAGACTTCTCTAAATCCTTAAAGTTTGCAAGTGACAGGTTGAACTCGTTCAGCTTGTTTATGTTTGTCTCGGCATTGTATATTCCGCTGTACGTCATAGATGCGTACCTGTCAGCCTTTCTGTACTGCTCCTGAGCCACAGCTGTAACACGCTCACCTAAGTAGAACGGATCACCAGTAAGTGAGTCGTTTATTTTGTAAGATTCAACTCCATTACCGAATGTAAAGCAGTCGAAGAAGTTAAGAGTCACAATAGCTGGATCTGTAGATGTTTGGTCTACATCTCCAGTAGCGTCTCCACTCATATGGAATCTATCCTCATCTATAGGGAAGCTATCGCTGCCTTCATAAAAAATCTCTCCATCCGCATCAAGAGCCTCTGTTTCAAAAACAATCAATGATGTTGACTGCTGTATTGTAATAGTTCCTCCTACATATGATGCCTTTCCAGTGTTAATAATACCAGCACTAGAGCAAGCAGGTGTACCTGTCTGAGCTATTAAATATATAGCTCCAGTTAATTCAGTATCAACTGGATCTCCCTGAAACTGAAATCTATTCACTCCAGGGGCTGTAAAAGGAGTAAAATAATAACACCTATTACCATCAAAGATACTCGGGCATAAAGGATCATAAACCCCTAACATCTGATTATATTCGGTTGTATTTACCGTATTATCTCCCGTTCCAGCTGTACTTCCATCTTCAAAATTTACCCCCTCTCCCTGGCAAAACAAGTAGAAGTTATCGTAGTCTTCATTAGCTACAACAGTCTTTGTGTACTTATAGTACCTGCTTCCGCAACCAGGTCCTCTCCTCCCTCTACTCATTCCTATATCAAATCTTATAAGACTCCCAGCAGTTATAGCGTAAGGTAATCTAGGTTGATTAGTTGGACTAATTGGATCTGCTAAAACATATGCTGGATTAGCGTATGAGAAATCCCATCTTTGAGTGGAATAACTCCATCCTGTTTTATCTAATCCTTTTAATTCTACAAATGAATTCCTATCGTAGACAACTTCGAAATTTGAAACCCTCATCCTCATATAAGTCCCAGAAGGCTCGTATATTACCTTGTCAGTAGAAGGCGGATTTGTTATAAAATTATTTGACTGAGCCTTAACCTCAAGAACAGATGTTGTAACAAGGTTGTTTAAAGCTCCGTTAGAGTCTCTCTTAACTATTAAATTCTCACCAACTCTTGCCTTACTTATATTCTCTCCCTCTAACTTAAACCAAACAAAACCATCAGAGTCTTGAAAGAATATGTTAGTATAAATTGTCTCGTACTTTGACTTAGATGGCTTAACAACAAACTTATATCTCTTAGCCCAAGATGGTGCTAAGTTATTTATTGTTGCTACTATATTATTACTTGTATCCGAAGCTGATGCTGGAAAAAATACTGTATTATTATTACATACCAAAGCCGTAGAGCTTCTTAGGTACTCGTCCTGATATACAATCCCAACCTCATAATCTCTATTACTGTGAAGACTCTTTTTGCTTTCTAATTTAGATATCGCAGCAGTAGTTCCTACATCTGATAAATATTCATAAGCATATATCACAGGATCTGGATCATTAGTCCCAGAGAACTCTATAGCTGGTATCTGTATCTTTATAATATTTGGCTCTGATGGAGATGATATTATTGTAAAGCCTTGGTTAATAGCATTTATACCTGTTCCAGTAATATTCCAAGTAGGTGGAGTAATTGCTGTAGTTATCATCCTACAGTTAAACACATCTGTCAATGAGAAACCTTCTCCGCAATCAGTTATAGGATCTTCGTGTGAGTATATAGCATCTATAAACGATTGATTCTGAGCTAATTGATACGCATCTTCAAAGTCATTAGTTATATTAAAATTAAACGTATAGTTAAACTCATTTAATGGAGCGTCTGCCTCATAAGAAGGATCTCCACCAAATGCGTTATGATATAAATTAAAGTCTATTGTTAATAATGATCCAGATACAATGTCAACATCTGTAAAGTCTATAATTATAATAGAACTATTTATCTCTCTAGAATCTGAAGGATTTATATCATATTCTCCATCTTGAAGTGTAACCTCTAAATCTTTACCTCCTATCTCCTCACTAAAACCAACAACCTCATAATCAATATTTGTATCAATATCGTAACCATCTACATAGTTTCCGTACATAAGCCTGTTACCCATAGTGGTCTGAGACTTAGCAGTTAGAGGCACGTTATCAAATAGTCTTGTAAGCTCTGAACTTGGAAGCGCTGTATATATCTTCTTGTTGTTAAACTGAATGGATTGAATCTGATCATCTCCCCATCCCTGCTCATCCTTTACATATCTTTCTATAATATTAACAATGCTAGAGTCTGATAACTTAAAGCATAAGTCAACTTGAATCACGTTCTCGTTGCCTGTATTAAACGAAACATCATACGAGTTGAATACATTACTCATAGATCCGTTCGTATATGTTGTGTAGTCTACAAAGAAGTTATTAGGCTCAAACGCTATATCACTAAACTGAGATAACGCACTATATTCTCCGTCCTTGTACTTATATCTATAAGAAAACGATATGAACTTATCAGTCATATAATTCTCCTCAGTAGAAATAACTAACGGTGTTATAGATGGAGACTCTAGCGGAGGCGCAACAATTACATTTATATCATCCTCTGTAATGTTGTCAACACCCATTGTAGGGTATGAATAAGATCTTCTTGTGTTTATTCGTCTTGGAGGATTAAGATTATCCGTCCAGAATAATAGACCGTCAATTAAGTCAATACCATTAACCAGATACTGAGTATCAAAGTTTAGTACTGTAGTGGATATTACGTGATATATAAGTGTGTTTGTTCTTTCGTTGTAAGATAGAACCATATCTACATTTCCTGGATCTGTTACGAACCAGTATATCGTCTCGTGCTGGCTATCATCATACGCTCCAATACATCTTGCGTCAGTAGAAAGTTCTTGACCTTCGTAAAGAATAGATACAATCTTAGTATTACCTAATGAGTTTTCAATAGCGCCAACGCTATTGTTTTCAGTAGATCCTATCCTTATATTTAACGCGTCAATATATTCTCCATCTGGAAGAACTCTTTCGTCAAGCGACTTATTCATTCTACCCTTAAGGAACGTAGTATTTAAATCCATACTTATTTAATCCACTTATCTTTACCCCTCATATTCATCAATAATCTTCCAGGGTGTATGTTACTCAATCTTATCTTTGCGTTTCTTAGAAGGGCTGTTTTCTCCTTCTTAGCTCTATTCACAACATACTCCTGAACTCCGTACTTGTTTGTAAGCACATTGTACTTAATATATGCGTATAAGAACTCCTCAGCCATCTTGTTTACAGTAACCTCAGAGTCATCTCCTCCCTCCATACCGTCAGTAACATATTCAAGTATACAAAGCTGACCAGCCATTCCTGATCCAAAGTTTATAACACCTGACTTCTTGTCTATTCTGTACGTAGGGTTTACGTTTGCTGTCTCTGTGTTCAGACCGAATCTTGCCCCAATAGTGTGGTTAAAGTACCACTTACCGTCAAGGTTATATCCTTCTAGTCCGTTAAACTTACCGTCACCTAGGTATATGCTCTTGTTTAACTTGTGTATTCTGTCGTAGTCTAATATAGACGTACCCTCCAACACGTTACCGTCCTGATCGAACAATACTCTACAGCTGTTATCCTGTAAGTATGAGTTACTATAATTAGTCTGAATGTTTTCAGTCAGTGGTCTTAACACACCATCCTTATAAAGTGATATTCTAACATAGTTTACGTAGTCTGGTGGCAGGACCAACTTAAGGTCGTCACATATACTAAGCTCTACAATCTTAATTTCTTTCAAGGCATCGTAGTTCAACTCTTGAATACCTCTCTTTGCGTGAAATAGGATCTCGTACTTGTCAACATTATTAACAAGTTTGTTATTTCCAACATACATCAACATAAAGTTGTTAACTATATCCTTTAGTGATACATACTGGTACGTTCCCCAGTTTTCATTCTCTGGAGAATTTCCAGCGTTCTCATAGTATTGATAGCCAGTTAAGTATGCCATAATTATTGTTGTTGACTAAATGTTGGTTGTTCGTGTTGTTCTTGACCTAATGCGTAAGCAGCAACCTCTTGCTCTCTTATAGATATTCCAGAGTACTGTAGTATCTTCATAACCAGCTTGTACTCGTCCTCTGCTGGAAGCTGGAAGTCTTGGTAGTCTGGTTGAGACTGATCAAACATCGGCTCACCATTTCCAATGGTTATGTACGTCCACTTAGGATCCTTAGGATACGTAAAGTAGGTGCATCTTATATCATAATCATTAGCATCACTGATTGTGTCAGGATACAAAACAATGGTTGATGTTCCTACCGTGTTCTGCTCGTAAGTATATACTGGGTACATCAACGATGGTCCAGTAAGATTAGAATCAGAAAGCATCATTATCCTTGCGTTAGAAACCTTCTCAGCCGTACCAATTCTACTACCTGCATCATTAAGGCAGTCTATTCTAAGTATCATATATGCACTACTTCCAGTCGTGTCGTCAGACGGTGCTAGCCACATATTATCGTTATAATTATCTAGATTAGCTGTAACTAAAAAAGATTCAAGAGTTTCAGCTATTGGTTGCTCAATATCAGCGTATTCAGTACCTGACATACGAGCATTCTCCATATTGATGGTCTTGTTATAGGAAGAGTAGTACTCCTCATATATTTCCATCTGTGCCTGCTTGGCAAATAAGTTGAAATCAGCAGGTGTTATATAGCCGTAGTTATTCTTATTTATAACAGATAGAACTGTATTTCTAACTGAGTTTATCATATTAAAAACTTTTTACAAAGATAATAAAAAAAAGCACTCTGATTAGAGTGCCTTTAGCTTTCCTTAAGAACAAAAACAATTACGCAATAGCTATTCCAGAAACAGCAAATGGTAATAATGTAACATCATAAGTTACTTTTGTCCATCCCTCGCCTAATGCTGCAACAACAGCCGCTTCAATAGCGTCTCTTTCTGTTTCAACACCTGCACCAGCAGTAGCGTGAGTGATAGTAACAACTTTACCTCCACCGTAAGTGATGGTAACAGTAGTAGTCGATGCTTGCTCGATAAGTTTAATGTCTGTAGCAGATACAATTTGAAATTGCTCGTTAGTTACAGGGATACTTAAAAATTTTTCCATTTTTATCTTTTGTTTATGATTAATAATCTTTGCAAAGATACTAAAAAAATATTAATCTAAATGACTCTCAAGCAGTCTAAGTGTCTCAATTCCATCATCTGACTTCAGGTGTGATGCCAAGATAAATAAGTGATTCTCACCATAAGGAACTGTTAACAATTTCTTCTTGTTTGTCTCAAGGTTGAAATATACATCTCTCCCTTTATTTTTAAGCCTCAACACGTCCTGATCAAATAACTTAGCGCAGGTATTTTGAAGTTGTAGCATTGGATCGTTCAACATCTCCATAAATTTATTAGGATATGTTCTTGCATAAACAAGCACATCTCTCTTTAATTCAGCAGTAGACATCTTATCTATCCTTCCTCCTAATACAACTCTAGCAACAGCCTCAAGCATATCAACCGAAAGGTCTCTTGCTGCTAACTGTGCATCCAACTCTGTTGTTAATTTGTCAAATTGCGAAGACGCATCCTTCTCTGTATTTACTTCCTCGAATATCATTCCATTACCTGGGTGATACTCTAAGAATTTTTGTAGCACTGGATTTGTTTTTAGAACGCTTAGTGAACCATCAACAAATACAATAGGCTCTAAAATAGCCGAACCATCCTGCTCATCCTCGAAAGGTGACTTCTGGTTTCTTGCATATCTAAGTGGTCTGTTTGATTTTCCGTCAAAGTAATACAACGGACTTCTTGAAGTGTTCTTCGATGTCAACATATATGACAACGGAGTGTTTCTTTTTTTTAATACGTAGATTCTATCTACTAATGCAGTTTCTTTACTCATTTGATATAATTTAATTTGTTAAAAAAAATAACAGGGAGAGTATCTCATCTCCCTGTTGGGTAATTATTTATTATTAGCTATTAGCTTCGAATAAGAAGAAGTTGTTAGCACCTAAAGTACATAAAGCTCTTTCTGATAAGAAGTGTACCTCCATAGCATCTAAGCTAGAGTTAGAAGCACCACCAGCAGAACCAGTAATCCAAGTTTTGTAACGACGATCTTCAGTTTCAGAAGCTCTGTAACGTACGTGTAAGAATGGACGCTTAGCGTTTTTACCTAATACTTGGTCGTAAACAGTTGTAGATCCAGCAGGAACTAACACACCATTGATAGCACCACCAACTACTCCACCACGTGTAGCAGCATCGTTTAAGTATTTCCAGTCAGTTTTGTAGAAGTCGTAACCTCTTCTGAATCCTGTAAACCCTAAGTTCAAAGCCATTTCCTTATCGTTATCGAATAAACCGTAAGATGTACCACCAGCTCCGTAAGAGTTTTGAGCAGCTAACATATCATCGATATCGAAAGAGAACTGACGGTTAACGAATAACACATTCTCTTGAATAGCACCTTGCTTGTCAAGACGTTGGATAATAGTATCGAAGTCAGACAATGTAGTTGGGTTACCACCACCCCATACGTTTCCTCTTTGAGAAACTGAGTAGAATAAACCTTCAGAACCTTTGTTACCAACAACAGATTGGTTAGCAGCTCCTGAACCAGATTCAGCTGGTACAGCTTCGATCATAGCTAACTCTAAGTAATCCTCAAATCTCAAACGAGTTTCGTGCTCTGATTTGATGTACCATAAGTAACCTGTAGCTCCGTTCTCAGAAGTAACCTCAACCCATCCGATCTGAGCCATATCTGAACCAGATACTGCATACTTATCTTTGATGATGATTGGGCTGTTCTCTAAGATCAAGTCATCAGCCTCTAAAGACTCAACCATTCCTTCAGTTCCTTTTCTGAACTCTGAACCGTAAACGAATGCAGTTACTGTATCTGTAGTTGCAAATGTTTGACCACCACCTTCGTAGTAAGCTACGTCAAAAGTTCCAGCAGCATAATCAACATCAGTGATGATAGCCTTGTTAGATTTTGAAGCCTCGTTGTTATCTGATAAGATAACTGTTTGACCAATTCTAAATGCAATTCCACCGTTACCTGGTACTAAAGTATCACTCACTGTAATAGTAGCTGTATCAGAAGCTGCAGCAGCGTCAGAAGCACAGTTAACATATTTAGTGTGTAAACGACCTTGCTCTGCCCATTTGATAAGGTCAGAAATAGATGGCATCTCAGCTCCAACTGATCTTAAGAAAGATGCAACTGAACGGTTACCATATCTTTCAAACTCTTTCTCGTAAGTATCTGGAAGATACTGATTCAAGAAGTCAAAGTTTGTGATGTAATTTGATGCAAGAGTTTTTCTCTCTGCTGAAGGCTGCAAATCAAAGCCTGGTGTAGATAATACTGACATTTTTTAAATTTTTTAATTGTTATTTTATACTTTTAAACTTAAGTCCACGACCACCACCATCGTCTATACTTTTCACTTTAACTCCTGATGAGCTGATAGATTGAGGAGATGTTCTAACCTCCATATCTATATTCTTTGTTTGTTTGGCGGTATCTAATAACGCCTCAGCTTTACCTTGCTCATAAAAGAACTTGGCAAATTTTTCAGGATTCATAGCTACAGATAAGGATCTGTGATAACCAACAGCGTCTGAAATTAACCCATCGTTATCTAAATACTTAGATATATAATTTGTTAAATCAGATTGAGACTTCTTTAAGTCCGCTGGATCACCAGGTAAAAACTTTAAATCCTTGTCACCAATATTGAAATCAAAACCTTTGAAATCCTGGTTGAAAAGTTCCTCCGTCTTCTTCTGAAAATACTCAGACTTTTTGTAACTCTCTTGCTGCACAGTCTGTGCGTCTTGAACGTATTTCTTGTAAGCGCTGTAGCCTTCCTTATCCTCATCTGGAACTGAGCTACCACTTGACTCAAGTGGTGACTTGTACTGCTCCTTCTGATCTTCAAAAAACTTCTTTGCTTTGGCAAGCTCTTTCTTCTTGGCAATTTCTTTTTTCTTAATTTCTTTTTCTTCGTCAAATTCAGGATCATACCCAAATTTATCTTCGATCATATAATTAATATCCTCGTCATCCAAGTCTGACTCGGTAACTGAGTAGTACTCAGCTAAAAGCTTCTCTGGAGATAGTTTACTGAAGTCCTTACTTAACTTCATAAAGTCATCAATACCTCTACCAGTCTCTTTCTTATACTTTAAGAATGCTGAAACATCTGAAGGTAATTCCTCGTTAGCCTCTCTCTCCTTAAATAGTTCATCAACAGAGTTGATGTCCTTGTTGTATCTTCCCTTAATATAGGACAAGACATCTTCGTCTTTTAATTCTGGAGTAGTCTCAACCTGTTCATTAGTCTCAACCTGTTCATTTGCAATGATCACATCGTCCTGTTGAACATCCTGATTAAACTTCTCCTCGTGCTTGTCTAATAATTCTTGTTCAATTTCTTGCATTGAACGCTCTTCCCCTGCGCCAATATCACGCACTGTAAAATTTTCCATTTGATTTGATTTATTAAATTATTGGCACTAATATTAAATCAGTGCCGTTTTATAGTTTTATGACAATGTCAATAAATATTTTAATTTTGCCGCCTCACCCGAAAGTGACTGAGCTATGTTACAGATGTCTGGATATCTATTAGCATCACCATAAGCCTCAAGCTCGTTAGCGAACATTAATACCTGATCAGTAAGTTCTATAGCATCCTGACCAGACTTCATAGGCTCAATTCGCATACCCTTGATTCTCTTTCCGCTATATCCCATCAACTTCTCAACTACCTCATCCTTAAATTCTTGCAAGAACTCATAGAATGCACCTGTAGCCTTGTGCTCTGCGAAACTTCTTGTCTCCCAGTGGATCATATGGAACTGCTCGTGAAACGTAGCTAATCTCCCTGCGATGTCTTCTGTTGTCATATTATTATAATTTTTGCAAAGTTAGTAATTATTTTATTATATTATCTTGGCTCAAACTCAGCCAAATCAAAAGAATCAAGACTATCATTTGTACTCTCGAAGTCGACAGGAGGTAAGTTATTCTTACGCTGCTCAATCAGCTTAGATTGAGTTGTTGCTTGCTTAAGTATTCTGTTGTCCTTAGCCTTCTCCTTCATCTCGTCCTTCATAGTTATAGACTGAGCCTCAACACCCTTAAGCTGCATATTCATCTGGAACTCGACATTCATAAGTTCAACCTTTAACTGAGCCTCAGACTTCATCTTCTCTATCTCGTATCCAATCTCTGCCTGCTTGATCATCATCTTAGACTGCGTCTCTGCTTGAATTTGTTGCATAGCATTCTGAGCAGCCATCTGCTGAGACTGAGCATTGATCTGAGCCTGCATCTGTTGAGCCTGCATAGCGTTCTGCTGATCCTGCTCCTGCTTCTTACGTCTCTTAAGTTTAAGTAACTGATTGGCAAGCTTAATGTTGTTTATCTCTCTAATATCTATAGCGTCCTCAAGTGTAATCGCATCCCTTGAAAGCGCAACCTGAATATTCTGCTCTAGCTTAGTTTTCTCCTCCTCGTCTGGAGACATCTCTATAAATATACCGAAGTCGTAAATGTATATCTCCTTAATCTCTTCAAGAAGGCTTACATTATACTTACCGATCTGCATAGCGAATGTCTCTGCAAAGTCAGAGTACTCTAATATATCAGCAACCCTGTATGATATAGCCTCAGCCAATCCCTTAGTTATGCTTAGACTTCCGTCTAGTATGTGTCTTGTGGCTGTGTTTGAGTTTGCCGCTGCAAGCTTCTGTAGACCAACTAAAGAGTTAGGATCTGGCATACTACCATCCCTAGCCTCGTTTAGTCCTGTCACGTCTCTAATCATACTTAGGTAGTGGTTGTAACTTCCAATTAACGAAGCTATTTTACCCTGACCGCTGTTAGAGTTAAGCTCCTGGATAGGAACCCTTGCGTTATTAAACTCACCATCCTGAGTGTAGCTTCTACCGATTACACTACCAGTCTGGAAGTATAGTCTAAGCGCATCCTCTGGATTGTATGCCGCTCCGTTACCCAAGTCAACCTCGTTAAGTCCATCAGCATCGATGAACACACCGTCAGGTACAACCCTAGAAATAACCTGCTGTAACTTTAAGTGAGTAACCTGAATCAAGTCAGCAAATGGTATCATACGTCTAACCAAAGACTCTATGTTACCCTTATACATCCTTGGAGCTACTGCAATATAGTTTGGAAGCGCGTGCTGAGATGATGACTTAGGTCTAACCATATTCTTGGAAAGCTCCCACTTCAACATAATATTAGTACCCATCACCATAATACCATCGTACCACACGTCAATAGTCTTCTCTACCTTCTCGAACTTACCGTCCTCCATCATCTCGTTAGGAGGATTAAACGTGTCATCCTTCTGGATCATTCTAACGCCACCTGTGTCTAGTACCTTTTTTTTGTATACAAACTTCTTTGTCGTCTTATAATTAACATAAAGAAGCGTTGCAGAGTCTCTACTAAACAAACTGTTCTGATAGAACTGTGCGTTGTTGTAGTAGTTGTACCAGGACTGGCTGTACTTTGAAATCTCTTCAAGTTGTTCGTTAGTAAGTGTAGGATCAATCTTAAGTAGTTCAGTGATAGCTACAGTCTTAATCTCTCCCCAGTAGAAACAATCTCTAAAGTGCGGATCCTCTGTATAACTATGAACTATATTAGCAGGATCTACGTAGTCAATCTGAACACCACTTCCTGGTAGGAACTGGTGCTTAACTATCCCCTTACCAAGTACGGCTAGGTCGTAGTCAACTCTGCTTCTTGTGTCTGAGTACTTGTTATCCTCTAGTATCGTGTTAATTGCAGTCTCCTCAGCAATCTCTATCGCTGGCTTGTAGTTGATCTGCATAAATAAGTTAAGCTCCTCTGAATCCTGAGGAAGCTGATCTGAATTTGTATCAAACGCATCAACCCCAAAGCTATCCTTTATCTGATTCAGAATATCCTTAGACACCATATCGGTCTCTATCATATCCTGATACTTACTACGTCTCTCTGCAGATACTGCATCCTGAGCGTAAGCCTTAACTCTAAAAAGTCTGTCAGACATACCGTTAACAACGATATCGACAAACTTTGGTATAATTGGAATTGGTGTCCAATCTAAATTTAAATGAGAAAGGTCACCATCTACTGATAACTCGTTCTTATACTTAGCAACTGATTGTTCTCCCCTTGCGTATAACCTAAGACGATGAAACTCACCCCACTGATTATAGAATTTACAGGTACCGCTGTCTCTTCTGAACCACTCATATTGCACAGACTGGCAAATTTGAAGCCCGTACTCGTATGATGCTTTTTCTTTATCTGAAACAAATTGATTTGGGAAACCTGCAGGATTAATGTTAATGGTTACATCCTTCATTTACTTTATTATTTCGCTATATCTTCCGTTGTTATTATATCTTGCAAATTTAATACTTATTTTCGAATCTTTTTTAACTGCTTGAAATGTGGATCTTTGCGTTGCCATTATAGCTAATCCTGAGCTAATTGCGGCATCAAACTTTGTCCTGTCGTTTATATCAAACTTAGCCCAGTCCTCCAAAGTCTTTGTAAAGTACATAGAACCCATCTCATCTGGATCCCTGTACGTACCCTCTAGATCTAATCCTACGTACTTCTCTATATACGACTCAATTCCAGACGCGTGAGCGTGCTTAACATCCTCAGACGAGTTAGGTATACCCCCAAGCTCTTTCTCTGTCTTAGAGAGCTTGTGAGAGGGTTTGTCAGGTCTGTTTAAAGAGAACGCTCTGTATCCTCTTGTTTTAAAGTGATACAGCAGCCTCTGCTTATTGTTCTCTATAAGCACTGGCATACCGTAGAACACACACGCCATAAGCACATCCTCGAAGAATATCTCTGCCGTCTGCGGTCTCGCTATGTACTCAAGGAAGAACTCATTGCTTGGCGCGTTGTCCATATTGAATTTTGTAAGTCCGTGAAGTGCACCCTTAGATCCTCCACCACCTACCGTTCCAGATATGTCGTATGGATCACATCCAAACGCCCCAATATGCTCATTACCAGGCTGCTTGTTTCCGTTCCTTGTGATCACGTTATTCATAAGCTGATTCGATGGAATCCAGGAGACTAAGAATCTTCCCCTTACGTCTGGAGTCCAAACAACTATACTATCCTCCTTACCATCCTTCCAGTGGAACGAGCCCCTTGTAAGAACCCTGTCCTTTATAAGTGAGTCGTTATAGTCAACTTGCTGGTATATCTTTGTAAGGTTAAATATAGATGCCTTGCTCTCGTCTCTAAACGCGTGACTCTCTGTCCTTGGGAACTGACGATAGAACTCGTTCAGCGCGTCAGGATCATTCTTAAGCGAGTCAACCTCATTCTCCCAGAAGTCAATAGCACCTATCCTTATAGGTCTTCCGTCCACACCCTCTACTGGTGAATTAGGCTGTCTAAAAACAGGCATACCATACCTATCAATATAACCCTCAAAATTCCACTCCATAGGAATAAATAGAGCGTATAGTCCCGTCTTGGTCTGCCCATTTGCGTTTCTTGTTGTTATCTTAGAGTCCTCGTACAGCTTCTTAAAGTTTCCGCCACCCTTCTCAAGGGCATTTACTGTAGATCCCATCAGGCACTTTCCAATAATCTTACTACCCAAACGAAGACAGGTCTTACGAACCCTCCATCCGTTTAGTATGTTGTTTGGTTTTTCTAACTTTCCAGACTCGTCCTCAATGAGCAGCTTCAGCTTCTCACCGTCATACGAGTTATCAGAGGTATTACTCCAGTCGATAGACGTGTCCAAACCCTCAAGGTTTGAGTTGTCGCTCTCGTACATATTTTTTTTGGTAATCTTAGACGCTGGTACTCTATAGGCTAACTCTGTCTTTGGCTTGTCCATACCGTCCATAATAGGCTTGAAGAAGAACGGGTAGTTACTAGATATAGGCACAACCTTATCGGTAAACATAGCCTTGGCATCCCCTCCAGTCTTTGAGCATATCCCAATCCTAGCATTCTTTGCAAGTGTCGCCACATTTACAGATTCTGATGATGCCATAAATGAGAACCCAGAACGTCTGATCTTCAGGTACGTCATTCC